AACTAAAGCAACAAATAGATTATTTCTAACTTTTAACTGTATCACGGCTTCTGTAGAGGGAGGAGGGACGTGTATTCCATCAGTTGCGTTATTTCAAGACGCAACTGCAAATGCATTAGCGGCAGGTTTTTTGATTGCATCAGTTGTGATTTCAGCGGCATCCAGATCGACAAATACTTTAACTTATTCAATGATAGCCGGAACTACGGAAGCAACTACATTTAAAATTAGATGCGGTGTATTAGCAGTAACTGAAACATTATATATTAATGGAGCTACTACGCGTCAATACGGTGGAGTTTCATCAACAACGTTTACGATTGTAGAGGTGGAAGTATGAGTATTAAAAATCTGTATTATTTTCTTGATGATGGAACATATGTAGAGGGATATGAGGGAGACAATATTTATAATGAGAAAACATGTACCCTCATCCCAAAAAAACCTGCTCAAGAATATGTGTGGGATTCTTTATCTGAACAATGGATTGTAACAGTACAAAGCAAAAGTAAATTCATACGCGGTATAAGAAATTTAGAACTTTGCAGAACAGATAAATATATGATTTCTGATTATCCAATTAGTGAGGATGATAAGGAACAAGTTATTATTTATCGTCAAAAATTAAGAGATGTTACAGACAAGCAAACTCCGGAAGAAATAGTTATGCCGACTTGCCCTGAAGTTTTAGAATTAAGTTCTTAAAAGGAGATAAATATGAGCCAAGCTGGGCAATTTTATCCAACTGGAGTTATCGCAACTTTAACTGGAGATGTAGGAGGAGCGATATCGCCCGTAGCTGGCAATATTGATATCCTTGGTGGAGCTGGAATAACTGTAACAGGCACCCCAGGTACCCTAACCGTTTCGCATGCAGGCGCATTCTCTGATTCTTTTCCAACTGATGCTGGAACTGCGGTACCTGTAGCCGGTGATACTAATATATTAGGTGGTACCAATATCAATACTACTGGTGCTGGAAACACAGTAACAGTGATACTTGATGACGATGTAACTCTTGCTGGATTTCTTGATGCAGGAACAACAATAACGGCTGGAACTGGAATCACATCTACTCTAGGAGATATTACAGCTGGAAACGGAAATTTAAGTGCAACTGTTGGCAACGTTTTTGCTGGAAATGATCTGGAGGCAGTTGATAAAGTAACATTCCAATCATTAACTGATGGAGTGTTAGTAGGTGATGCATCTGGCGAAGTATATGCATCAGGATCGCTACTTACACCTACTGGTTTTGCAACATGGACAGGAGCAGGAGCTTATTTCGATGATACTGTTCTTGGTGACTTTGAAGTATTAAGGGGTGGTACTGGTTACATAAAGAGTGTTCCTGTTACTTGGGCCGGAGCTCAGACAGTAAGTGGCCTGACAGCTGGAAATACATATGTAATATACATTGATGACACTGGAACAATAGGAAAGACTACTGCTTTCACTCAGGCGACATTTGAAGATTATATTGTTCTTTTTGAATGTCTTCGTGATTCGACTGGAACAAATATACAATACACAGTTAAAGAGAATCATCCGTATGATTTTCAGGCATCTATTTCTTATTATTTACATGAAACCATTGGCACTGTTATCGAGAATCACAATCAGGGTGCGAACATAACTCTTAATGGAACCCAGAAAATAGAGATTGTTGGAGCTGATGAACTATCTGATCATGGATTGTACACAGATATTCCTGATAGTGGTGGCGTTGCTGAAACCTGGAAGCAGATGTATACAAATGGTGCGGGTAAGTGGGCTACTTATCAATCTTCAGATACATTTAATGGGTTTTGGAACTCCGCAGGCACACCAACGGCTCCATCTGGAAATAAGTTTGTTATTTATACACTTTATGTTTCAAAAGACAATCTAAATGCTGCTACTCCAACGTACTGGGCTGTATTAGATGATGCAGAGTATAACAACTTGGCTTCAGCTCAGCTGGTGGTCGCCGGTAATTCAACTCAAGTTGCGACAGCAGAATTAGCAAAGTTAGAGTTCGCCCAACTTGGCTTTATAATCTATCAGCAATCTATAAGTACTATAGTCGATGTAATTATTGAGAAATCTACAGTAAGGGAAAGTACTTCTGCTGGAGCTGGCTCCAATGATGCCGCACTAATAATTACCGATGTAACTAATTTTGACGGGATTTTATCTGCAACAGATACAACTGTTCAGGTTGCATTAGAAACTATAGATGAGTGGGGTAAGACGACAACGGATCACGCAGTATTGATTGGACAAGGAACTGGTACGCCAATCATCTCTCTTGCTGTTGCTGGTAACGGAGAATTGATAATAGGTTCTGCAGGCGCTGACCCAGCGGTAGGAAGTATAACTTCTACGGACGGATCGCTTACAATTACACCAGGTGCTGGAACTTTAGTGATAGAAGGAACAGATGCTACTGAAGGTCAAGATGGCGTAGTCGAACTAGCAACTGACGCTGAAGCTATAGATGGAACCGATGCGGTAAGAGCAATAGTTCCTACATCTTTGAAGGCAAAGCTAGGAACTCAAACTGACCATGGCATTCTTGTCGGTTCTGGTACCACTGCGGCCATTACAGCACTTGCAGTTGGTACTAATGGGCAGGTTGTAGTTGGTAGTACAGGTGCTGATCCAGTGTTTGCAAATATAACATCTTCAGGTGGCTCTATAGCCATTACTGAGGGAGCTGGAACGTTAAATTTAGAAGTTGTTGGAGGAACTGGGGCACAAAACACTCATACTATCTCGCCGTCTGGTGGAGATTATACAACTATTCAGGCTGCTTTAGATGACAATGTAACTGCTAACACTTTGTTTCTTGTCTATCCTGGAACCTATACCGGTGATACCATTTCATATACCGCAAATAATCAGTCTGTTACAGGGGTTGGTAATACGTCAAGTCAGGTAGTTACAATTACTAATGGTGACAACGTAGACTTTAGTACACTTACTGGATGTGTCTTAGAACGCATGACTGTAAGTGTAACTGGGGCAACAGGTGCATCAGACACGATTTCTGGATCAACCGGAAGCATTAGTGTAGAAGACTGTATTATTGAAATGACAAATGCATCAGTTGCAGCAGCTCTTTCTCCTGCTGCTGTAAGAATTACTGGTGCTGGTGCTATTACTTTAACTGATACAGCAATTGCATATACAAATAACGTTGCCGCTGCTCCTATCTTTAAATCTGCTATTACAATTGGAACAGGTAGTGCTCTTATATTAAATAGGGTTACTGGAATAGTTGAATCATCGGCAGCATCTTTAGGATCTAATTTCATTGAGTCTGCTTCTACAGGAACTGTTGATATTTTTGATTCTACTATATTTGTAACAGATACAACTGGAACAGATACGTGTGGAATACTTTATGATGCAGCAACATTAAGTACGATTAAGAATAATGAATTTCAAATTACAATTGGTGCAGCAAATACTGGTTGTGCAATAGAGTTAACAGGTACAGCTACGTTAGATTCTACTTCTAACAAGATAGACATACTTGATGTTGGTGGAACGTCATACTCATTTATTATTGCTGCAGGTGCTACGTTAACATCAAAATTTGATGATATTACGGCAGCAGATGGTGCAAGCGCTACAGGAACATATACAAGTATTAGTTCTGAGGCAGACGGTTCTCTTACGGGTAGTTCAATAATAAATGCAACGACATTTGATACTAATGTAGCTGCAGCAGCCGTAACGCTTACCGGAAATACTCTTGCAGCCGATGGTACTGATGCGAACATCGATATTAATATTACTCCTAAGGGAACGGGAGGAATAGTTACTAGTTCTATGCAAACCACTACTGCAAATGTAACCGATGCTCTGGTCATGTCAGATACTGGAGAAATAACCTCTGATAGTAATCTTGGTGATACATACGATTTATCTGCGTATGATACTGGTCTAGCTGATTATGTTGACTTTATAAGATTTACAGTTGGAGATCCTGCTACTTGTGATCTTATTGATACTGTAACGATGAACAGCAACATTATTTATTATGCAACTGGCACAGATGTTGCTGTAACAGATGGGGGAACTGGTGCTTCAACTCTGACAGATCATGGAGTTTTAGTTGGATCAGGTACCGCAGCAGTGACACCACTGGCCGTTGGAACTAATGGCCAGCTTCTTGTTGGAAGTACTGGTGCCGATCCTGTGTTTGCTACTATGGCTTCTGCTGACAATTCAATAGAGTTTACTGTTGGTGCTGGAGCAATAGATATTTCAGCAGTAGGAACGATCCCTGTAAATAATCAGACCGGGACCACTTACGAACTAGTTCCCGGGGACGCTGGAAGCATAGTAACGTGTACAAATGCTGCAGCTATTACAGTTACAATTCCAGTTAATGCTGATGTTACATTGGATATAGGAACAAATGTTCTAATATCGCAAAATGGAGCTGGTACGGTAACTTTGGCCCCAGAGGGCGGAGTGACTTTGAGTTCTCGTGGAGCGTTGTTAGATACGGCTGGGCAGTATGCAATTGTCTCGTGTACAAAAATCGATACAAATGTTTGGTTGGTCGGAGGGGATTTGGCATGATAGTATCTCAGCCAGGAATTCTTTCTTCAAGAAGAAGGTCGTTGGTCGTTGGATTAACATGGACGTCACGTACGTCTGGGTTTACGGCTGATGAAATAAGTAATGTAGCGTACGATGGTTCTAAATACTGGGTGACAGTTGGTGGTAATGGAAAGATCTACTGGGCTATTAATCCAACTGGAACATGGACTGCAGCTTCTACTCCTGGCTTTGGCACTACTCTTATACTTGACGTTCACTATGGATCAGATGGCTTATGGGTAGCTGTAGGTTTTTCTGGAAAGATAGGAACGGCTACTGATCCTACTGGTACATGGACCCAAGAGACCACCCCTTTCTCTTCAGGAGGGGGAGACTTTATAGCCTCTGTATATCATGATGGCACAACTTGGACTGCAGTTGGTTCTGGAGCCGAGATGGCGACAGCAACTGATCCTACAGGAACATGGACATCTAGGACATCATCCTTTACTGCAGACAATATCTATGGTGTTTATTACGGAGACAGTATATGGTGTGCGGTAGGTGATTCTGGAAAGATAGCCACTGCTTCAGATCCTACAAGTACATGGACACAGAGAACATCTCCATTTTCTAGTATTAACGTTAGAGACGTAACTTATGATTCTGACTCAGATTTGTGGGTTGCCACTGCATATGACGGTGAAATAGCAACGACTGCCGATGCTACCACTGGGTGGGCATTAACTACAGGGACTGGATTCGGTGCTAGTGATGACTTTAGAAGAGTAAATCAGAATGGCATGGGAAGAGTTGGGACAACTGGGCTCACTGGAATAATAGCTACATCTTTGGCTGCAGATACAGCGTGGACACAAAATACAGATCCTTTTTCTAGTACGAATGCACTTGGTATTTCGTATGGTGCTGATGGCTATTGGATGTGTTCGGCAGCATCTGCAAAGTTAGCAAGTGCTCCTGAACCAGACAGTAAACAGTTTCACTATGATTGGACCTCTAGAACTATGAACTGTGGAACTACACTGAGGGGAGTTGGATATGACGGTACAACGTGGGTAGCAGTTAGTGCTGACGGAGCTGGTTCTTCAGACATATCAACATCTACAGATGCTCAAACATGGACTAACCAGGAGAGTGGAAAGAACGTTATGCGTGACGTTGATGGGGATGGTTCATACTGGGTTGCAGTTGGAGACTCTGCATACATGCTTAGCGCAACGGACCCAACAGGAACATGGACATCTAGGACATCTGGTTTTGGTTCAACGAACATAGCTGGCATTTATAGTGATGGTACTACGTGGATAGCTATGGGATTCAGTGGCGTTATGACAACAACTACAGATCCAACTGGTACGTGGACCGTTAATAGCAGTGCAGGGACAGTGTTTAGTTCTTATCAGATTCGTTCGGCTTGTTATGATGGTTCATCTCTTTATGTTGCTGTTGGTGACAATGGAATTCTTGCAACTGCTACAGATCCAACATCTACGTGGACGGCTAGGACATCTTCTTTTGGAACAACATTTATTAGATATGTAACATATTCTTCATCATTATCGCTTTGGTGTGCAGTTGGAAGTTCTGGGAAAATAGCTACAGCTTCTGATCCTACCGGAACATGGACACAAAGAACTAGTCGTGTTGCTGCGGGTAGTATTATTACTACTGTTCAGTGGGATGCAACAAAGGGTGTGTTTGTGGCGGTTACTAATGCATCAGAAATAATTAGTTCAGAAGATGGAATTAATTGGATTTCTGACGATGGTGGTTTCACCGATATGTGGGATCTAAAATATGGTGATGGATTTTTAGTTGTTGTAGGAAGCAGTAGCACGGGCAAGACCAGCTTTAGCTAACAAACTTAAAAGGAGATGTGATGGCAAGATCTAGAAGAGTTACAGGGATACATCCGTTGTCGTACATGGGTGTTGAGGCTACTACGCCTCCTCAGTTAATAGAGAGTAGAACTTTAGAACCAACTAGTGAGCAGACTGACGTTATCGGTACTCTTTGGTTGAAAACGGAAACTGATGAAGTATGGATGCTTACAGATCTTAGTGGAGGGTCTGCTACTTGGACTAAGCTTAGCAACGATGCACTAACTATAAACGCTGATACGGGTACTGCAGTAGAAGCTGATGGCGAGATAGACATTATAGGTAGCGGCGTTCTGGCTACTTCTGGAGCTGCCGATGTTCTTACTATTGGCATGACGGCGGCTATAGACGGTCAGTTAATTATAGCTGGTACTGGCATAGATCCAGCGTGGGGAACAGTAACATCTTCTGATGGAACCATTACTATAACTGGCGGCCCTAATACTCTAGACATAACAAGAACTGGTGGTGGTGGTACTACAGACTTCATAACAGACGCAGGTACGGCTAATTCCGTTGGCAGTCAGATCAACATACTTGGTGGTTCTAATATAAATACAGCCGGTGCTGGTATGACAGTAACGGTTAACTTAGATAATGCAGTTACTATAACTGGTCAGATGACGTCGGCTGATTTGCAGGTTACTAATATTACGGCTGGGTTTTTGGAATCAGACGGAGCTGGAAATATATCTAATTCTGAGGGTACAGATGGTCAGGTTCCTATAGCAGCAACTGGAGCGCCTGCTGTATGGGCTAATTTGACATCTACCAGCGGTACTATACAGGTAACCGAAGGCGCTAATACTTTAAATATTGAGTCTCTTGCTGGACTAGCGAGTCCATATTTATATAATAGGACGGTTTTTACCGGTACTACCGGAACAGTATCAAATATATCTTCGACATCTAGCACCTTTGTTGTTTGCACCGGCGGTGCAACAAAGACTGTCTGGTCATCGACTACTGGATTAGCCTCTAGTTGGACATTACGAGGAACAGCGCTTGGAGGCACTCCTGATTTAGTAGATATACATTGTGCTAGTGGAGGTCCTACAGTTGCAATATCTGGTGTCATAGGTGGTGGTCCTCTCAACTATGCGATGATGCATTCAGCAACTCCAACTGGAGCATATACAACATACAAAATCGCAGGTGGCGCAGGAATTACTTATAGCTCCGTGAATTTTGGAAATACTTATTGGGTAATTACTGCTTATGATGGTGCGAATAATGGTATTTATTACGATACCGACCCAACCAGTACTGCATGGACATTTAACAATACAGGTATTACGCAGCCTTTAAATGATAGTGCGTATGGTAATTCAACATGGGTTGTTGTTGGTGATAGTGGGTATATAGGATATCAGGCGACAGATCCTACAGGAGCATGGACTGCTGTTGCGCCATCGTCTAGTGGATTTGATACTTTAATATCGGGAACACCAATAGATATTGGTGGTGTGGCTTATTCTCCTACGTTGGGATTGTTTTGTGCTGTTGGTACAGAAGGTAGAATAGCGACATCTCCAGACGGTATAACATGGACTCAGCGAATACAGGATATTACATTGGTAGTAGCTGGATTTACTTCCTGTTCCTGGGATGCCGAAGAATCTATATTTATAGTTGGTGGTGGCTCAACTGAAACGCTTTTTTCTTATAATGGAATTTTATGGGATTCGCTTCCAGCTTTAGAAAATGGAAATTTGTTTAAAAAGAGTACGTCTATTACAGGTACTAATTTTTTATATGGACCCAATGTTATAAGTAGATAATAAATCTTCTTCTCCTCTCCTTTTGAGGTGTCGCCCTGGGTCTTGCGCTTCTCGGGGCGACTCGTTTTAAAAGGAGAATGTTATTATAAAGTTTAAATGTTTTATCGATATCAGCTCTGTATTTGAATATCTCAAGTGTTTCCAGAGTCATTTTATTTCTTTGTTTTGTGCCTTTGATTATCGCGTCAGGATCTTTTCTGTTCCAAAATGGTTTATTTGTTTGTTGGAGTATTTTTCCAAATACTTTTCGTATTATACATGAGACATTCGTGTATTTTTGTGTCCCACTTTGTATGAAGTCAGTATCATCTGGTATGCACAATGATGAGTTGCTGCTGCTGGAGTAATATACTCTATATGGCTTATTCGTTTTAAGTGATTTGAGATGTCTTAAGAAGCTTTCGTCATTTCTTTTGGTACAGAATTCTTCTGAAACGTCTTGATCAGTATATAACTTTAAGATTTCGTCGTGTGTTATTGCTAGATTTGGGACGAAATGTAGGTGTGCGTGAGTTATTGAAGCTGCATTGCGCTGAGCATCTAATCCATTACTTCCATGCTCCCAGAGAGTGTATTTGTTTGTATTAGAGTAGGTGCATAATGTTTTAATTATGGCATCTAGTTCGTGTTCAACTGATATGTTGAGTGATGAGAATGATAGTGCGTGTTTTTTTGGCACAATAAGCAGATGTGATGCGCCTATCAGGTAGTTATCTATTGAAACATAAAAGTGTGGTGTTTCAAGTATTTTATTTGTTTCATTTGTTATACCTGAATACAGTTCGAAATGCTTCTCTGTTAATCCATTTCCATTGTCACACAGCAAGCATTTTTTTGCATTAACTGGTACAACTGTCAAGAATAGTACAAATAGAAAGTTTCTCAGTACTTTGTTCATAGTTTGTCCCTAACTATTGTTTAAAGTTTCTTTTTACCGTCTCTACTGTTTACTACATTTTGAGCTTGTCGTCTAACGCCTTCATATTTTGATCTAGGCATGTCTGCAAACGTCTGTATTTTGAGAGTTTCGAGTATCTTTTCAGCGATATCAGCGTTATCACCTATGACATATCTAAGTTCGTTCTCTTGGTCCTGCGAGATCGTCTCGAATGACTCCTGTTTTGCCCTGTATCGAACGTTAAGTCCAGTTCCCTCGTTAGTTTCTTTCCTGACATGCTCCATGTCTCTCTCGCCATCGTCGTCGTCCATGTCGTCTACTATGGTTATATTAAGCAGGCCCATGATATCGTGACGTTTCATGGCTTTGACAGCAGAGGAATATGTTTGAATATCGTTTCTTGAGGGGATGATTCTGGATCTTGTTTCGATGAACTGAGAAGATTTGTGTCTTAATCTAGTGACCAGCACTGTCTTTTCACTATCGAGTTTAGTTTGTTGAGTTATTGATAGGCCATTAAGGGACAGTGCTGGCCTGATGGAGCGCATTATTATATCAAGGTCTGAGTATTGGTTGAATAAGAAGTTATTAGCCCTATTGGTATTTATTTCAGGGAATTCGCCCTGAGCCTTAGAAAGTGCGGTGCATATCTGGTCGGTCTTTTCTGACTCGTAAAGCTCAGGACGACATTGTTTTAACCTATTGGTAATTCTTTTCTCTAGATACTTTTCAAGCTCCTCAAAATGTACTAATTGGTCGCTGAAGCTCTCTTCTTTTTGTACTTCCATTATTCGTCATCCTCGTCTGTATAGCCTTTATTTGGTTGGTAAATAATGCTGCGTACTTCATCAAATCCTTTGTCTAGGTCAGCGAAGATGTCGTCTAATACCTTTGTTGGATCATATCGAAGATCGTCTATTGGATGTGGTACCTTGTCTGCTACTGATTGCTTTCTATTTTCCATGGCGTTAACTGGAGTGATTGTTAGTAGTAAGAAAAGTACGTAAAAGATCATATTTATTCCTTTATTCTAAGCTATTTTCATAGGCTACGGCCTCTTCGTCACCGACTTCGAGTGCCTGTTCGAACAGGTTGATATCTAGCTCTCTCGTTAATCTTATTGTAGATGCAAGGTGTGTGCTTGAGATGAGCCCAAATTCATCCATAAGATCTGTCCATTCCTTGCTGTCTTCTTCGAATATATCTATGAGTCTTCTGATGATTGCATTAGTTTTCATGTTGTATGTTTCATCTGCGTTGTCGAGGTGTTTCTGTCTAATTCTGTTCGCAATCCTTGCGACTATGTCGTTTTCTGAGTCCATGTTTATACCTTGTACTTTTTATCGAACCATTCTCTCAGATTTGTCCATTCTTCTCTTGTGAGTTTTTTTTTAGAAAGAGATTCTAGCGCCATTTCGATTATTTCTGATGTTGTCTTCTTGGTGATTACTTTCATGAAATTGATGGTCTTGACGGCCTCGTCTGAGACTTTAAGGACTAATCTTTTTGGTGGCATTTAGCCCTTCTATATTTCTTTAGTATTTTCATAGCAGCATTAAGGCTACTTAGGACGTTCTTTTTGTCCTCTCCCTTTAACTGACGCTCGAATAAGTCAATAATGTCTTCCATTTCTGACTCAGTTATTTCTTCCAATATGAATCCTCGCGCTACGTCTCTCTTAAACTCATCTAGCGTTTTGCCTTTAACATCGCAATAGCTCTGGGCATCATATTCATCGGACTTGTAGTTGGAGCAAGAGTAGTATTCGCTCTTAATCGTAAAGCCTACGCGGCCGTTTCCACAAGATGGACAGGTTTCTATTCCATTTTCTTTGGCCCACTGGTATATATTTTCTCTCTTTTTATTTCGTTGCTTTTCAAATTCTTCAATGTTACGAGCAAAAAACCCACAATTATTGTTCTCGCAGGATATCTGTCTGTGATTGCACGGGATAAGTTCCATTTTAGCGCACCAAGGGCACTTACCTCTATACTGATCGTTTCCATGTTTCTCGCTTGCTTCTTTAGACAAAGAAACGATCTTATTCTTTATAAGAAGCTCTATAGGCAAACCATATAGATCATTGTTTTCAGTGTTGTCCATATCCATTGTTCCTTGCCGCATAAGAGCTGTTACCATTGGTATCTATCTTCTTTCGTAGTGACTTTACATACTCTTCTTCATCCTTTTCCCTTTTAATTTCTTCTTTAAGCATGTCAATATTAATCTGATAGTATGATTTTGACTTAGTATCAGAGTGGCAATCCTGATATCTCCAGTATGGGTCTCCAGGAGAAATTGAACCCCAATCTCCTTTGGGAATTTCTTTATAGTTCCAGGCGCCCCACTGAGAACTTTCTATTTTATCGCCTGCTATCACAAACAGAAGTTCCTTTATCTCCTTAAGTTCTCTCATGTTGTCTAGTATGCTTTTACGCCAAATTCTTTGATCATTTTCGCCTGCTATGCTAAGTGTTTTTATTGCCATCTTAAAGATGAGTAAGTTAACAACAGACAAAACTGTTGTTAAAATTATGTTAATTTCCATCATTTAGTTTCCATAACCATTGTTCCTTGTTGTATAAGGGCATCGGTGTCTTCATCGGCATCTATTCCTAGCATTGACTTGAGGTTTCTTCTTATTTTTTTCTAGTTTTTCAATTCTTCTTTTTGCATTATCAACTATATTTGTAACTTCTTCTCCAGTTTCTTTTTTTATTATTTTTTTCCACTCAGACAAAGCCTGTTCCATCATTGATAGACTGTGTTGAGCTTCCTTTGATGTCATCATATACGTCAGTCCTTCTTTGAATCTAAACATTTCATCTAAGCGCATGGCTGCATCTTTCATTTCTAGAAGATTTATAAAGTGGTCCCCGTCGCTAAAGATTTTTCTTATCTGTTTTATTCCTTCAAGTAGAAACCTTGATACATTTGCCGGTAGCTTTCCTTTTTTCCCAACCTTCACCCACTGGTCATGGTCATTTCTTACTTTTAGGATGCTATTTAAAAAGCCTCTCATTTCTTCAAGGTTGTCCTCATAAAATTCTTCTTTTGAATCATATTCAGACATCCTTTCCTTGAAGTCCTTTTCAAGTTGCAACTTTAAGATTGTTTCTTGGTTATTACTCATGAATTTTGCAGGGTCTGTGTAGAATTCGGTATCTTCATCTTTAAGTACTTCGTCCAGCTGATCTCTTGTGGTCCTTATTTCGTCGAGTCCCATTATGCCGTCGCATGTTTCTGCTATATAGCTGAATTTAAGAACTTGTTCGCAAGAAAATTTACATAATATCATCTTGTCACGCACTTCTTTTGCTAATTCTTCGGATGCTTTCTTTGACGTGAGTTCGTTTATTTCACTTATTGTTTTACTTATCGTGTCACCCATTGTTTTAACGTAAGCAGTTACAATTTTTGGCTTCTCAGTGTTTTTCTTGTTTTTTTTCCAGCTTGCATATTCTTTGTTTATTTCACTAAACACTTTCTCTACTAACAGAACTTCCATTATTGACTTGTTTTTAGTGTTGTCCATATCCATTGTTCCTTGCTGTATAAGGGCTGTTACCATCGGTATCTTCATCTGCGTCTATTCCTAGCATTGACTTAAGAGCGTGTCTCTTGGTGTAAGTTAGAGCGCCTCCCATGGCTTGTAGGTTCTCGTTAGTGTTCACTACTTTACCGGCCATGGTGTATTTTTCTGGGATGGCTGTAACTGATCGAACATACTGGCCGCTGGAATGCAGTATCAGTGTTATTACATAAGTTTTGTCGGCTATGGTGTGTACAGGCTGCATACACGACAGGCTCTGCTTAGCCAACGCTGGCGATATAGCATTAAGAAGGGCCGGCAAGCTTTGGTATTTGTACCGGCCACCAGCGGCCTTATCTGTTTTCATATCTTTAAAGGTTTTCTTGAATTCGGTCATAGATTTAGCAAGATCATTGACTTGAGGAGACATTAAGTTGTAGAAGAACTCTTTTTTAGCGATCACTCTAGCGTATTTTTGGAGGATCGTTATTTCCTTTAGACGTTCTTCAGTGAAACAAGGTGTCTTTTCTTCTTCCATTATTTGTCCTTCTCGTGCGAATCATACTTTAGTCTGTAGATTTGGTGCTTTAGATTTTTCATTTCCATGGAGTTTTCACAACATTCTTGGTACTGCTTTACGCATTCAGTAAGCATTTCTTTAATGTTCTTATCGTTTAACATGCATAGTATCTTAAGTTCTTCATACGTATCAGAAGATATCCTAACCGACACAGATTTATTATTCATTTATGCCTTTCTAGCCTAAGTAGAATTGTAGCATAGTGGTGCGAGTGTGTAAAAAAAGGGACGCCAGCAGGTGTTTTTTTAATCGCCTAGTGCAATGAATTATATAAATAAATTAACACAATCGGTTTAAAAAACTGACGCCCCCAAACAGAAATCCCGAAGAATGGTTGACACTCTCCGGGAAATTTGTTGTGCTTTCTGTACCATGAAAAAGCAACGAACTCAATCTAACCTCATCTCCCGACAAAGTCAAGAAGAAACCACCAAAAGTCCCTGTGAATCAGCAAGAAATACAATTTGCGATTGGAAAACTGAAACTGGGAGGTTTGGGGTAGGTGATCTGTACTCAAGGGAAAGAAAATATAAGAAATTTTGGTGGCATAGGCCTAGACCTGTATTTAAGTGCAGGCATAATTTGCTTAATGAAGTCAAGTCGTGGCCACCATCTCGTCGTAAAATCTTAAACTCCCTGATTTTGCTTTCTAGTAAACACAAATTTGTCTATATAGGCCAGACGGCTCTTGGCAAAATGGCTGGCTGCTCTAGAGAAGTGGCTAACAGACAATTGAAGTGTCTGGAGGAAGATGGACTCGTATTCAATAATTACAGGCATAAAAAAACTAGTATTTATAGATTAGCCTCTCTTTTCAAAATGAAGAGAATGAAGCGAAAGCTCGGAAAACTCCTACCGGCCCTTCTGGTGAGTGTTATGCTTATGGTCACACAAACTTGTAAAGTTTTTAGTAGTAAGTTAAATAATAAGATCATATCAAGTAACAAAACGCAATTGACATACAATCGTAAGAACGCCTCACAAGAAAAAGACGGAATTTTAACAAAGTGGGCCAAATCTTCACGTTACGTCCCACCAGAATTCCGTAAGTACGGAGGGACCGTGATGACGAAAGAAGAAATAAGTAGCATAGTGAAAGCCGTAGAAGAAGTTTCTAATACCCTAGACCTGACAAAGTTTGGTAAAGCATCTCTTTCCATCTATCCAGACTCTGCTCTGCGCAGAGCTCACGATAATCTAATTAAAACCCTTAAAAGGGGAAATAGAATCAGGGAGCCTTTCAACTACCTATGCAAACTTGCACACAAAGAAACCAATGACCGAGGTCTTTCTGTAAACTATTATCTCTTTAACAAATGCGATGGACATTACCAGTTCACAGACAACGAAGAACCTCTAAACTCACGAAAAATATCAATACCAAAGGACAACATGTCAGGCTCCACAAAATGTAATCCGCGTATCCCAACAATTTGGAACAAAAAAGCAGATAATTATAACCTAGAAAAAGAATTGTCTGGTTACGAAACCACCCAACAATCCAACCATTTTAAGGATATGTGTAAGCTCTTCGGAGAAGAAGTTACAAGAAAACTCTTCAAGCGATGCAAACATAACGTTATAACTAAAGCTATGCAGTGCTCCCAATAACAAAGGAGATACAATGAGTCAATCTTTTAACAATAACACGCCATATTTGGCCGCCGAAGGAAATTGGAAGGAAAAATTTTACATCAATTTCTATACTTTACGTAAAGAGATTATGTCCCCACGTATAGCCGAAGAACTTGCTAAAGAATTAGTCAAATGGGCCAGCGAAAACGAAAAAAGCCTCAAATTGTCTCAGTTCTACCTTTCTAGAGGTATTGCAAGCTCAACATTCTATTTTTTGATTAATAAGCATCCCGTACTTAAGACCGCTGTGCAATGCGCTAAAGAGCTAATAGGTAATCGACGAGAAATTGGGGCCATACTTAACAAATACAATGCTGCACCCATTATGTCCCAAATGCCTAAGTACGACGACTCATGGAAGAAGCTAGAAATATGGCGTGCCGAACTACGAGCTAAAACACAAGCCAAACATGATCCTGATGTAAAGTACGCAATCGTAGTAGAAGACTTTAGCAAGGACGATAAGCCAACTAATAACCTTCCGGAGTAGAGATGACAGATATGACTGAAGGATTCGGAGAAGAAGCTAAAGAGATGAAGAAGATTGCCAGGATAGAGGCAATTATGGCGCAAGGTAAAAGAAAACCTATAACGAATACATTACGTCTTGCAACACAAGGATCTGCCATAGAATGCAGAATAACAACCTTTGAAGAAGACGAACTGACAGCAACCTTAGCCTTTAAGATATTGTTAGAGACTTTTGGTAGGGATGGGATAGCTAGATACTTGAAGAATGTGTGCGACTCAGGCCTTTGCTTAAGGGTAGTCTTCGGAAGAAGGACGGATGTTGAATGTCTTCATGGTTTGAACTACGAAAAAGACTTCCAGATGAATAAGTTTTCTTATTTACTTGAGTATATAGAGACGGCCCTAGACTTTAAGGGAGATGATGAGCAAGAAGAAGACAGAAAATAAACTTGAGAGCGTAGAAGAATCGTTAGATCGTATAGCATGTAGCCTAGCCAGTATCTCTGGAGTTTTGGACAACTTCTACCTGGAGCTTATGAAGGAAAAGAGAGAAGAAGGGCGACAAAAGGAGATACTGGCGAACGAGCCGCCATTCGACCATGAAGGGAGATAGTGGACGTAGACTCAATATTACTTCTTTTTCTGGTAGTTCAGTTCAAAATAGGCATATACGCATTCTGGAAACTAAGTAAAAGACTAGACAAGATAGAGCGTAAGAATAACTCAATTAAAAAGGCCATTATCGGCCTACATAAACAAGAGTTTGAAGAATTACGAGACTCGCTGCACCGTATAAACATCAGCATGGTAGAGACAGAGCGTAAGTCCCTAGGTATGGAGATCATCGATGAGGAGGCAAGAAGACTAGAAACAGAGATTTGGTTTAAAGGAGAAGGCTGATGAATGATAAGAAAAGCTTTAGGCATACTATGACGCGTCTAGACTACCTGACAATCAAGCTAATGAAGATGGGCCAGAAAGCGTACACCAATGACGTGCTCAAGTTGCATAAAGTAAAGCTGTATGAAGAAGTGCCTCAGGATGTAGCAGACACAGTCGCTGATATCTTTGAGGAAAGAATAAAAGATCTAGAGGAGCATCGGTGAGTAAACTACAGGACAAATACAAAGAATTTAAGTCTAAACAGTCAGATTATCTAAACAGAAGGCGTGAACTTTTAAGGGAACCAGAAGAAAAGCTTGCAGATATGGCTGAGGACATAGGGGTCCATATCGCAAGAGAAGAAGTTGAAAAGCTACTCAAGAAGAAGCTAGATAGAGCATGGAGACTATACAACAAGATCTGGAAAGGTGAGCCAACTGACAAGGATGTAGACAAGTTCTTGGCGCTGGCAGACGAGATCATCTCGTATGACGACTTTATTACTAAAGAGAACTTAAGGGTCTGGCAGGTAACAAGAGATCTAGTATGGTCATTTAAGGAAGCGTTTAAGGGTACTCAGGATGAGTTTGATCAGCAGGAGATTCAATAGATAGGAGATAGAAGATGGAAGAACTGGGAAAAGAACTGGCAGTGGGTGCGGCAAAGGTTTTTGACATAGGAAATATGAGTGCTGAGGTTGCAGAAAAGTATATAGCGTTTAAAAAGATGGAAATGTATTTTGAGTGTGCAAATAACGCAATTAAGTTCGGTGTGTTTTTTGTTTTTATATATTTTTCCTTGACGTATGTAGTTAGGCACCATTACAATTCGGACAACTAAACTACAAGTAGGAGATAGAAGGTGGACCGTTTAAATGTTCTTTTAGCGGCAGGTCACAGAGGAGCAGACGCATTTGATTCATACGTTAAGTTACAGTGGATAGGTTTCTACGCAATAGCTGCATTCGCGGTTATATCGATGATGTCTCTTTTTATTTGGATGTTATCACGTCTTTTTGGAAAGCTTAGCTTTAATCGCAGGCAAGAACGTTTACATAGGGAGCTTAAGGCTCAGATAGAAGAGAGAGACGAACTGATACAGGTCTCAGAGATGAAGCAGCAGAAAATGCGCAATGCAATGTCTAACATCCAAGACCGCATCGACCTTATGGACAATAAGTTATATAGGGTTGATGCAATGAATACATCTCTTAATGAATTAAGGGACTGTACCTCCACTGTGATGGATAAGTTAAGTAAGATATCGGTAAAGAAGGTAGCAACAGGGCCTAAGAGAAAAGTTGGCAGGCCGCGTAAGCGAGATATGAGAAAGGCACCAAGGAAATGAAAGGAATGACAAATGGCTGAAGAGAAGAAAGAATTTACAAATAAGGAGTTGTTGAAGGGATTAAGGGCTTGTGAGAGTGTGTCGTCAAAGCTAAAGCATGCCGTCCAGGACTCCCAGGATGAGTTCAAGTCTTTTTGCAAGAAGACAACCAAAAAAGTAGGTGAGCTTGATGCGTTAGTAGATATGTTTCTCGAAGGGATCTTACGTATAGAGAAAGAACTCTTGGTTCTGCGGATTAAAATTGATTCTAAGTAAAAGACACCTTATAAGACATGAACCAACCGATTGAAGTAAAGATACATCTAAGTAAGTTTAGGCCTCGTGATTATCAGCGCCCTATCTTTAAAGCTTTCTTTGATGATAGGTTTCGTCGCATGGTGATAGTGATGTGTCGTCGTGCGGGGAAGGATCTCTGTACGTGGAACATAGTTATTAGAGAGGCAATCGCTCGGCCAGGGGTCTATTACGTCGTGTATCCTACCTACGCGCAAGGTAAGAAGATCCTCTGGTCGTCTGTCACGATACAAGGTATGCGCTTTTTGGATTACGTGCCTAAGCAATTGGTTGACGGTATGAACTCTCAGGAGATGAAGATAACGTTAACTAATGGATCGATCATCCAGATCATTGGCTCTGATAATCCAGATCGCATAGTTGGTACCAACCCTCAAGGGGTGGTATTTTCTGAATATGCGTTACAAAACCCTCGCATATATGCGCTCATGTCGCCCATATTGGCAGCGAATAAAGGCTGGGCTATCTTTCAATCTACTCCCCGTGGTCGTAACCATTTTTGGGATATTTATAATCTTGCACTTAATTCGCCTGAGTGGTGGACGTGTAAATTGGGTCTCAATGAAACACGTCATATTGATCCAAAGGAGATAGACAGGGAGATAGCCGAGGGTTTAATGAGTCCTGACTTGGTACAGCAGGAATATTATGTTTCGTTTAATGCGGGTGTTGAAGGATCTTATTACTGTAAGTACGTGGATCGCATGCGATTGAACAATCAAATTGGCGTTGTTCCATGGGAATCAGGATTCAAAGTTCATACTGCTTGGGACATAGGAGTTAGGGACTCTACGGCTATTATCTTTTTTCAGGTCATCGGCCAAATCGTGCGAATCATAGATTATTATGAGAAGAATAAAGAAGGTCTTGAACATTACGTTAACTATGTGTTATCCAAGGATTACGTTTATGGAATGCATATAGCTCCTCATGATATCAAGGTTAAAGAGTTTGGTTCTGGCATGACTCGGATAGAAAAAGCCAAGCATCTTGGTGTTAATTTTACTGTAGCCTCTAACATTTCGATCATGGATGGGATCGAGTCAGTACGTTCGGCTTTGAGTAAAATATGGATTGATGAAGAGCGGTGTGCCAAACTTATAAGATCACTTGAAAACTATCGGCAAGAATATGACTCTAAGAGGCAGGTGTACAAAGATATTCCCTTGCATGACAAACATAGTCACGCTGCTGATTGCATGAGATATTTATGTATATCTTTGCCCAAGACGCGAGATGGTTTGTCGTCAGAAGAGTTAGAACGGATGAGGCATGAAGCAATTTACGGAGAAGAGTCATCCATTCCGGCTATTTTTAGAACCCGTAGAAGATAGGATGAATTATGCAAAAGCGAAAGATAGCGATCGTTTTATTCTGCGTCGTTAGCTCAGTTGTTATGAGTTCATGTGTAAAAAAAACTCTAGAAACTGCGAATGCACCTGTAGTAGCTGCCGCTAAATTTGTAGGTCACTGCGCTGCCAGTATGTTTAAATATTTAAAACCGGGCCACGCAGGCATCCACCATATTCCTCATGCTCACGTTAGTAAGTCCAGCGGAGTTGTCCCGGATGGCGATGCTCCAGAAAGCAAATAAGTGAATGCAAGCTCTATTATGTTTATACTTGGTCTTTTTGTTTTAGGACTTGTATTTGCGGTAAGTACACCAACTGAGCGTTCGATTCTACACAAGGCAACTACTCAAGTAGTATCAATAGTTAAATCAAACATTAGTATTTTATGGGACAAGTTTAATGGCGTAGCGCCTTATGAGCTTGCCCAGGAAGACGATGATGCGTTTGACGATGGTAAAGCCCCCGTTAATGCTGCAATCGGCAAGAGCGGCCTTTTTGAGCCTGGTAAGACATTGAATGTGAAAACTAAGTGGGATGACGGTAAATAGTAAGGATTGCTGTCTCGTGTATTATTAAGTAAAGGTGTTAGCGCTAAAAGCGTGATGGTAACTGAAACATTTTAATTACGAGGGTAGAAAGATGCTTTTTCCCGAATTAGGTCCTCAGTTCTATGAGGAAAATGACAATTCTCTTCTGGCTCGAATGTCTACCTTCTACAAAGACAGCATAACGATCAATCAATCTTTTTGGGAAGAGGCTGATATCGACACAAGGTTTGAAGCGGGCGATCAGACTTTGTGGACAGATATGTACGGTCTAGTTCCTCAAAACAGAAGAAAACAATTTAACTTCAATAGAATAAGGCGCGTAATCAACATGATTTCAGGTTGGCAGCGTCAGAATAGAAAATCAACGGTAGTTACACCGGTAGAAAATGGTGACTCGCAGACCTCCGATCAGTTCTCAAAGATACTCATGTGGATTAACCAGAAAGAAGGTGTTCTGGATACAATATCTGAAGCTTATCATGGTTCTCTGGTCACAGGAATGAACCTCTTGCAGGTCTGGGTGGACTACCGCTCAGATCCTGTATCGGGTTCAATAAGAGTAGACAACTGCGCACATAACACATTTCTTATAGACCCATTTTTCAGGAAGAAAGATCTATCTGATTGTAATGCTATCTGGAAGCGTTCATATTTGACGCGTAGAGAGGTTATGTCACTTCTTCCTGATCATCATGATGAAATCATGGCCCTTCCGTCTAAGGACGATCGTGACGGCAAGTTCAACTACATGCCTGAAAGCTTCAATGCTGGTACTAAGAACCTCTTAATGTACGACGAGTATTATTATAGAGATTATCGCAAGCAGAAGATGCTCATCGACACTGTTACTGGTGAAACGATGGAGTGGACTAGCCCGGATAAAGAAAAGTTAAAGGAATATCTAAGGTTTTATCCGCAGGTAACTGTTACTGAGTGTGAGATACCTACTGTAAGGGTTGCGGTAGTTGTTCAGGGTAAGGTAATGTATGACGGACCTAACCCTATGGGAACGGACAAGTATCCATTTGTACCTGTTTTTGGGTATTACAATCCCCAAATGTCAGATTACTCATGGAGGATACAGGGAGTGGTACGTGGCCTAAGAGACTCCCAGTATCTTTACAATAGAAGAAAAGTTATCGAGTTGGATATTCTTGAGAGTCAGATCAACTCAGGGTTCAAGTACAAGATAGATTCGCTTGTTAACCCTAAAGATGTATTCCTTTCAGGTCAGGGACGAGGCCTTGCGTTAAAGCAAGATGCGCAAATGACTGATGTAGAACAAATTATGCCGCCACAAATACCACCTTCAATGATCCAACTGTCTGAGATATTAGGCAAGGAAATACAAGAGATTTCTGGTGTTAATGAAGAGCTGCTTGGTTCGGCAACTGATGATAAAGCAGGCATACTTTCAATGCTGCGTCAAGGTGCTGGCTTAACCACCTTGCAGATACTGTTTGATCAATTAGATAGATCGCAGAAGTTACTTGGCGGTCTCATGTTGGATGTCATTCAATCTAATTTTACTCCAGGCAAGGTTGCAAAGATTATAGAAGATGAGCCTACGGCACAGTTCTATAACAAAGCGTTTGGCAAGTATGACGCAGCGGTGGAAGAAGGAATCAATACAACTACTCAAAGACAGATGCAATTTGCTCAGCTTATGCATCTTAAAGAGGCTGGTATAAACATTCCTGATAGCACATTGCTTGAAGCAACGACAGTTCAGAACAAGAAAGAGTTGGTAGAGACAATTGAGCAACAGAACAAGCAAGAGCAAGAGATGCAACAGATGCAGATGCAAGTACAGCTTGAGGAAACAAGGGCTAACATCGAGCTTGCTAAGGCACGTACAGTTGCTGATCAAGGTCTTGGTGTTGAGCGGTTTAGCAGGGTCGAGGAGAATGAGGCTCTTGCCGTAGAGCGCAGGGCTGAAGCTCAAAAAGACCGTGCCACTGGTGTTCTTAATATTGTTAAGGCCATGAAGGAAATCGAGAGCATTGACATTGAGCAGCTAGAGAAGTTAGTTTCGTTATCGAGGCTACTTGCAGCTCAGGACGAGCAGAAAGCTAGCGGTACCCCGTTAGGGTCCGTTGCTAATGCAATGCAACGAGCACAAGTTTCAACAGGTCAGTCAACTAAGACAAGGTTAGAGGTATAAAACCTTGGCGTTCATTTATCGGGGTTAATTTTCGTTAGTTCCGACCTTTAATCAAGGTAAGTGAGCGTCAGTTTCCAAGAAAGGGCATACTATGCCAAAGAAACGATACTACGACAAGATGAAGTCAGCACAAGAAGGTGGAATGATAGCTGGACCAGTAGGAACAGCTATGCTTCCTCAAAATGTAATCATGAAAAACTATCCTAAGGGTGGAAGTTATCTTCCTGAAAACATTAACGATGGCTTGACCGGGATAGACAGGCAGGTGTCTGCAGATGTTAGTGACACCAAAAAAGACTTAGCACCAGAAAAGTATTAATTCGACTTCATTACTATTCTCAGTTGTGGGGGCGCGATAACGGTGCTCCCTCAACCCGAAAAGGAGATACTATGCCTATAAATATAAGAAAAGACGGGATGGCTAAGAGGTTAGCGACCAACATTTTGGGACCACCTCGAGGTGGTTTGACAGATTCTTGGGGCAACAAGAAAAGATTTGTTCAGAAACGGGATGCTAAGGACGCCGAAACGCTCTATCAGGAAAGACTAGAGGGTGAAAAAATCAACAATTTCCAAGAAGTAGGCTATCGTTGGTAATATGGAAGAAAATAATATCGATCCTACAAATAACTTAAATAAAGCAGATCAAAAAAAGGAGATTCCTAGACGAGTAGAACTGGATATTCCGGGGAAGAAAGAAAGGATTCTTGTTATGTTTGTTAGAGTTTTCAGAGCACTTCTTAGATTTTTTGAGAGAAGAGTTGTAAGTTGTAGGCATAGACGATTAGCTAAAAGGATGGATAACAAAAGATAGTTGAAGGAGATAGATGGGAGAGGAAGTAAAGAAAAAGTCTATTGGTGCGCATTCTCTGGAGCTTTCCGATAAAGATCCTGGCACACACAGTGCAATAGATCAGATGAAGGAGCAGCTCAAGGATTACGAGAGCAATGTTCACGAGTGCGTCAAGAGCAATTTAGGATCTTATGATGGAGATTTCTACATAGTATGCCTAACTAAAAAAGAGCGTCTCATGCAAAATGTATTGAGGGGCTATTTTTTTGCCAGGCAATCTTGTCCTACTCCTGATTACGATCAGTCTGTATATAGATACGTTCGAGAAGATGATAGGTTAGACTTTCTATGGGTTATACCAAACGCTGATGTCGTTAACTTTATGAAGAACAACCCGAACTCAGTTGATACAGATAAGTATGGGCTTCTTGGATTTGTGTTGCAGTTTGTTGACGGATCTCTTTTTAGGTTATCCAAGAAGCTTAACGGTGAGAAAGCAGATTCTAACATAATAGAAAATTGAAGTTTGAAAGGTGAGAAGTGGAAGAAAATACTCAGGATGTTGTAGAAAATACTGCTCCAGTAGAGGAAGTTGCTCAGCAACCGCACGCAGATAATGCACAAAGTGTTAATATGGCTAATTTAAGAGCGGCAAAAGAAAAAGCTGAACAAGAACGTGCCGTATTAGCAGCACAAGTAGAAGAGCTTAAAAAGCAGCAAGCTGAGCCAGTTGAAAAACCTGCGCCTGAATATGGCGATGAAGACTTTGTTGAGGGTAAGCATTTAAGAAAAGAACTTGAAGCTATTAAGGCTCAGCAGCAACAATTTGAGGCAACTCAAAGAGAAACTGCAGAAGCAGCAGAGCTCAGAAGAAAATACACCGACTTTACTAAGGTTATGACTAGCGCTAATGCTGACAAGCTTCAAGAGTTAGATCCTGAGACCTTTATGACAATAGCTAATTCTACTGCGTCGTATTACCAGCGCTCAGTAGCAGCTTACAAGCGCATTAAAGAGCTTGGTATCTTTGTTGAAGATAATCATGAGAAAGATAGGGCAGCAGCGCAAACTAACGTTGCTAAGCCTAGACCGATGAATAGCGTTTCTCCTCAGCAGGGCGATAGTCCGTTATCTATGGCTAATGCATTTTCCAATGGTCTGACCCCTGAGTTAAAGCAACAGCTTTGGAAAGAAATGCAGGACGCTTCTAAGAAACATTAATATTTAGACTACCTACACTTCTTTAACGGGAAGTGCGCGCGGCCGCTTGATCTATCTCCTCCGGCCGCGCATTTCATTTTCTAAATAATTGCACTTAGTTTGGATGGATAGTTATACTAAATATGCGTAAGGGAAGTCGCGCTCTCAAATCTCGACGTAAGGGCCTCGTCAGCTCATTGACGTAAGAGACTCGTCAACTCACTTGTAGTTGTTTTGCACTATCTATGGTGCAATCATATGTTAGTTATTAAAAATAGGATGACCTATGGCTATAACAACAACGAGTGTTCTGCCCGCCCCGGTACAACAGAGTTTCTCCATGAAACTTCTTTCTGTACCAGTTCCTAATATGATCCACAAAACTCCTGCAGTTATGAAAACTATGCCGGCTAAAGGTGGAACAACACTTAGGATGCGCAGATACAATCCGTTAGATACAGCGATGGTTCCACTTGGTAACACAGGTGTAACACCTCCAGCACAACAGCTTACGGCTGTTAATATTGATGCTGAAATCTCTTTTTATGGAACATACATCCAGCTTAACGAACAAGTAACATTACAGTCACAAGACCCCGTCTTGAATGAAGCTGCAAAAAGACTTGGTGTTTCGTTGAGACAAACTGAAGATCAATTGACAAGGGATATGTTGGCAGCAACAGCTTCATTTGTTAACTGCACAGGCGGTGTAAATGGAGATAACCCTACCGAAATTACACGACCAGATGTTGATGTAATAGTTAGAACTCTCCTGAGTGCTGATGCTTACACAATTATGGACAACATTGAAGGAACGGATAAGTTCGGTACAGCTCCTGTTCGTGATGCATATTTTGCATTATGTAACACAGATCTTACTGGTGAATTAGACGCTGTAGCTGGTTTCATTAATAAGAATCAGTATCCATCGCCTATGAATGCTACAAGATCTGAGTGGGGTGCTATTGGTAATCTTAGGTTCTTGGTTTCTTCCATTGGATCTGTTACTGAGAACTCCTCTAATCTTGGCGAGGATGTCTATAACATCTTCTGTGTTGGTATGGAAGCATACGCTTGTATTGAACAGGATCAGTATTCTGCTCAATTTATCTACATTCCTCCTCACATTGCAGGTGGACCGCTCGCACTTAATGCTTCTGTTGGATATAAGTTTGCTGAAGTTCCTCGCATCTTGAATGATGAGTGGATCGTCAACTTACGCACAACAATATCAACGTAAGGAGTAAATATGTCATATAATTCACTAACCCAACAAGGCGAGTTTACATCTGATGGAACAGATAAGATCATACCTCTTAGATCTGATGTAGATTACGTAGACATTTGGAACTTAACCAACATTGCAGCTTCCACTCAGTGGGCAGGTTGCACATGGCACTGGCAACGTGAAATGGCCGCCAATGATGCAGTAACTAATTTCCATGCTGCAGCTTCTCAGGTCACTTCATTGTCAACATGCGCAATAGGTTACAATGGTGCAACATATAACGGCGTTCGCCTTATAGACTCCTCTGATAGAACTCCTGGTGGCGCTGTTGCAGTTACAGCTGGCACAAATGCTACGCAGCCTGTTTATAGCACAGCAGACACGGGAACAATGTCCGATGGTGCTGTGGTTCGAGTCAGTCAGACAGCTCATGACACAATTGATGGATTAGACTTTACTGTAGATACAGTTACCGCTGATACCAGTTTCAGACTTGCTAACACAATAGCAACTGCTCCTGGTGTTGTAGCCGGAACAGGTTACTACAGAATAGTTGCCCCAAACACAACTGTTTACAACATGTGGTATCCAAAAAAACGTGTCATTGCCAACATTACACAAGCATCTCCAGCTGTTGTTACAACACTTGTAGATCACGCCTATACAACTGGACAGCTTGTTAGAATGAGCATTCCATCAACAAATGGAATGGTTGAGTTGGATGGCCAACTGGTAACTGTAACCAACATAAACGCATCAACGTTCTCAATTGCTGTTGATACGACTGGTTACACAGCATTTAATTTCCCTCTTCCTGCTATTTCCCCATATACACCTGCTCAGGTTTTACCTGTAGGTGAGACTGCTAATGTAACTTATGCAAATACGCTTGATGACGCCATGCTCAATACCGCTTTCATCGGTATGATTCTTGGTGCAGGTAGTAGTGCTGCGGTTAGACTTGGTAGTGCTGGTGGAACAAACGGAGACGTTATTAAATGGGTTGCCGGTAAATCATTTGCCACTGATATACCTTAGTAACTAGATAGGGGAGGGCTCTCCCTCCCCCCCCTCAAACACAAGGAGCATGATGGAAGAACAAAAAGAAACTCAGACAGTTGTGATCAAGAAAAAGAAGAACTTGAGATTTGAAAGAGAAAGAGATAGCAAGCTTGTTAAGGGAATATTTCGTTTTCATGAAGTGCCTGGATCTACAATGAAGTTTGTTTTTTCTAAGTACAAAGGTGAACAGCCTAAACGATACTCGCTTAATGATGGAGAGGTTTACTCATTGCCTTTAGCTGTAGCAAAGCACTTGAACAAGAATTGCTCATACCCAGTTCATTCACATGCCGTGGATGCCGAAGGAAAAGCTATTTATAAGGTTGGAGAAAGGAAGAGAAGATGCAGTTTTCAGAGTTTGGAGTTCATAGATCCTGAAGACTTTGCAGTAAGCGATCCAACTATTGTAACTGCGCAACAAGTATAACTATATAGCCTGCGTATTAAATAAAATTAAAAATAGGAGTAGACATGGCATCGATAGATTCAACGCTTTCTACGCTTACGGCGATTAGGACAAAAGTACGCAGGCTAACGCGTAGCCCATCTTCATCTCAGTTAACAAACGATCAGATAGATGACTATGTGAACACATTTGTTCTTTATGATTTCCCGGAATTTACAGTAGATAACAAATTGGTATTTTTCCTTATGCCAAACGTAGACGTTTATGAGACAAATACCGAAAATGAAACTGATCCGCTATTCAATTTCAAAAATGTTTATCTAAGCATAACTAGTCCAATATACGTAGCTGGCCAAGAAGTAGAATTCTCCCAGTCGAGGGATCAGTTCTTTAGGCAATACAACCAAAATGAGACTACGGAAAATGTTGGGACTGGTGATAGCATTACTACCTCATTTGCAGGAACGCTATCAGCAACACCAGTGCTGGCAAGAAAAGTTACATTTAGCTCAATAGATGATGATGGTAACGGTATAGTCCTTTCCGACGTGCCTCAGGAAGATGGCGTAACAGGTATTATTACAACAACTGGCGACCTAGTTGAACCAGACGACACGGTTAGTATGGGTGTTATAAATTATATAACAGGTGTCTACGCTTTAACTTTTCCAATAGCCCCAGGACTTGCTGAAGATGTTGTTGCTCAAACATATACATATGCAGCAGCACGTCCAAGAGCAGTTATGTTTGAAGATCATCAGTTTACTTTCAGGCCAGTTCCAGACAAAACATATCGTGTTGAAGTAGATGCGTTCAAACGTCCAACAGAGCTTTTAAGTGGAACAGATGAGCCAGATATAGCCCAGTGGTGGCAATACATTGCGTACGGTGCAGCAAAGAAGGTATTTGAAGATAGGATGGATGTTGAAAGTGTCCAGGCAATTTCGCCTGAGTTTTTTAGGCAGAGATCTTTAGTGTTACAAAAGTTAGTTGTACAACAATCAAGTGAAAGAACAGCAACGATTTATTCTGATAGAGGAGCAATGTTAAATGTTGACACAGATGTTCGCTAATCCAGAAAAGGTTTGCATCTATGGATTTTGCGCATTTGTTCTGGTGTTTCTATGTAAAAAAATTTATAAAGATTATAAAAAGGGGAGATGATGAAATCTACTTACTTAATGCGCCTAGTCAGAAAGGAGGTGCATCATCGCTTATAAAAATAATATCCCAACAGCATCCGATCTATTATCTCAATCACAAGATGATATTTTAAATAACTTTGCTGGAATCAAGACCCTGGTAGATATAAACCATGTTACCTTCGATGCTGCAGATCAAGGTAAGCATGCATTCGTTGAATTCCCAGCTCAAGCTCCAGTCCCCACAACAGGTGCCGGAGAGGTTGGTCTATATTGTCAAACCTCTACTCTTTCAGGTAACCCTGAGCTTGTGTTCTCTCATGAGAGTGCTGGCTCAACATACGAATTTACTTCCGCTGTTAGAAACGAAACAGGATACATGACACTTCCTTCAGGGATTATCATGAAGTGGGGCTCAGGAACAGTTGGAGCTAATACAACAGCAGTGGCTACGTTTTCTAATGGTGCTGGTATAACTGCATTTACAACTGTCTACAATGTAAGTGTTACAAGAGAAGGCTCTACGGGAGAGTCTGGTGTTCTCTACTATCAAAGTTATACGACAACTAACCTTACTGTATTTAACACAGCTGATGCTGCTAAGAAGTTCTTCTATCTAGTTATAGGGGTTTAAAATGTACGATCGCTTTCTCATTGCTCCTATTAAGACTGGGCTTGTAACTGATGTTAAAGCGTGGCAGATCCCAGAAGATGCCTTTGCTCGACTTAATAATGCATACGTTCACAAAGGAATAGTAAGAAAGCGGTTTGGTTCAGAATTAATGGGCGGTTCTAACGTATCTTCCATGCTAGATCAGCTTAACTCTCGTCTGAGAATCCTTATCGATACATCAGATGGCGGTGGAGTAGCCTCAGGAACGGCTCCAGGAATAGTATTTGAACCAGGACAATTATTCTCTATAGGTGATGAAATATTTACAGTTCCGGACAATGGAACTCCAATAACTATGCTTACAACTGGCTCAGCTACAACTATGACGTTTAACACGACAACTGGAGCATATGTTTTTACAGGTGTAGCTGCTCTTACGAGCGTATACTACTACCCAGCTCAACCTGTAATGGGAATATCGCACTATGAGGAAAATAAAGTTACAAATAATCCTACATATGCATTCGATCCGCAATTTATTTATAGATTTAATGGCAGCTCGTGGGATAGAGATGGGGCTGTTACATTGCAGGGAAGCAATTCTGATTTCTTCTGGTCGGCTAACTGGACAGGTAGAACTTTAGACGAAACAGCCCTCTTCATAACTAACTTTAATGCAACCGTTGGAACTCCTCTTGCAACCGATGATCCAATGTATGTCTACAGAAATAGTACATGGGCAGAATTTAGACCAGTCTTTGAGGTTGCCGCTAACCTTTCAGACGGATACGTTCAGACTGCAAAGATTATTCTTCCATTTAAGGATCGATTGATTCTATTAAATACAATTGAGAGAGATGTCACTGCTGGAACTAATTCTGAGCATGTTAATCGTTGCAGGTTTTGCCATAACGGTACACCATTTCCTGCCGATGTACCGGACAATGTAGCTTCAGCAGTATCTAATGCTTGGCTTGAAGGAAGTTTGACTTGGACAATAGGCGGAACAACGCGCAGGTCAGACGGTGCTGGGTTTATAGACGCTCCAACTGAAGAAGAGATAGAATCAGCAGAGTTCATAAAAGATCGCTTAATTGTTTATTTTGAGAGGAGTACGTGGGAGCTTGCATATACAGGCAACCAGGTGCAGCCATTTGTGTGGCAGAAGATTAATACTGAGTTAGGATCTAAATCTTTAAAGTCCCCTGTTCCTTTTGATAAGGCAGTCTTTACAGTTGGTCGAACGGCTATTCATGGCTGCTCAGGGGCCAATGTTTCAAAAATAAACGAAGAGATATCTGATCAGGTGTTTGAGATAAGAAACAGTGACGAGGGGTTACAAAGGGTTTGCGGGATAAGAGATTATTTTACTGAGATGGTGTATTGGGCTTTCCCGTCAATAAACGCGCATGAGGATTCAGCTGTGTTTCCTGACAAGGTGCTTATGTATAACTACATAGGTGATGCTTGGGGTCTAGCCGATGATACGATTACGGCATTTGGTTACTTTGAAGAGCAGTCTGCTACTTCGTGGGAATCGTCAGAGTTGACATGGGCCGAGGCTAACTTCATGTGGGATAGTGGGACTAAGCAGACAAAGTATCGTCAGATTCTGGCTGGAAACCAGCAGGGGTTTATGTTCATTTGTGACTCTACTATTTCAACAAATGAAGCTGTTTTGCAGATTTCAGACGTTGCTGTTGTAGGTGGAGATATTTTGTGTGAGATTATCGATCACACGTTAAATGATTCAAGTTATATAAAGATAATAGATGCACAGGGTATTACGTTGACTGGATCCGGTATATATCGTGTTGAGGTGATAGATTCTAATTCGGTTAAACTGATGGACGCTGATATGACTGGGACGTATGAAGGTGGTGGTCGCGCTGCTAGAGTTTCTCAGATAGATATTCTTTCGAAGCAATGGAACTTTTATATAAATAAAGGTAAGAACTTCTTTCTAGCAAAGATAGATTTTGCTGTTCAAAAGACTGACGCTGGTGAAATTACTGTAGATTACTACCCTTCGGCTACTCAGTTATCGATGATAGAAAGTGGACAGGCTACAGGAATGATACTTGGAGATAATAATCTACAGACGTATGCATTTAGTGAGTTGTATCCACTCGAAGATTCTCAGAACAGATTATGGCATCCAGTATATTTTCAAACTGAGGGTGAGTGTGTTCAAATCAGACTCTATCTTGATGATGAACAGATGAAAGACGACTCAATCTCGTCAGCAGACTTTCAGCTTGAAGGATTAGTTGTATCAGCTCGTAAAACATCAGAAAGGCTACAGTAATGGCTCAGGGAGAAAATACAGGCGCATTTGTACCAACAACGTTTGTATGGGACGCCGCTGAGCTTCAAGATATGGATGTTAAAAGTGAGAAGTTTAAAGATCTGCTGGTTCGTCTTTATCAAAATCTAAATTTGATGCAGTTAAATCTGAATATAAAAGACTCTGCTTATTACGATACTAATGAGTTTGTTAATGGGCAGGTGTTTCCTCCTAGTTCATCTGCTCCATCGACAACAACGCAGGCTGTAAATAGACGTCAAGTATTCAGAAAAATGATTGATTTTGGTGCATTGCCAAACACCGCTACAAAAAATGTGGCTCACAATATCGATATAACGACAGGATTTTCATTTACTAGAATTTATGGGTGTGCTTCTGATACAACAAATCTCTTGTATACACCTATACCAAATGCGAATAGCGATATACGCATAACTTTGACAGCTACTAACGTTGTTATAACTACTTCTGCCAATTACGCTGCATATGATACTACTTACGTTGTGTTAGAATATTTGAAACAGTAAGAAAGGAGATTTGATGGGATTTTTTAGTTCGCTGGGAAGAATGTTTACTGGAACTAAGCCTAAGATGCAACAGGTTAAGCGCTTTACTCCAGGACAAGAAGCTGCGCTTAACCAACTTATGTCTAGAGGTATGGCCGACACAGATATGGCTGGTCTAGAGAAAAGATATAGACATCTTTTTGAAAGGGATACAGTTCCTGGTTTGGCGGAAAGATTTACCTCAATGGGCGGCGGTCAGAGATCTAGTGCATTTGAAGAATCGCTAAGAAGGGGTGGCATGGATATGTCTGAGCAGCTTGCCGGTCTAAGGCATCAAGGCGGAATGCAGGCTCTTGGTTTAGGATTGCAGCCTCAGTTTGACAATGTTATGACTCCTGGTTCTCAAGGAATACTTGGAGGCCTTATGGGCGGCGTCTCTGGAATGCTGGGTGGAAAGATTGGTGGAATGCTTGGACTTGGTGGTGGAGGTAGACAGTCTCAGATGGGTATGGGAATGGCCCCACAATATAGATCTCCTTTCGGAGCTGGTGCTGGTATGCAACGCGCATATATGCCTGGTCAGCCTCGTGGAATGAGAAAAGGTGTTAATCCGGTATTACTTAAAATACTAGAGGGAATCCAACTTTAAGGAGTTAAAATGGCAGTATATTTTGCACCTCCTGATCGATCTGGATCGGCTGGTATAGGTGCTTCAATAGGAGAAGGTCTCGGCAAGACGCTTATGATGCTGACTCAGAATAAAATGCTACAGCAACAACAGCAGCAGCAAATGCAGCAGCAGATGCAGATGCAAGAACAGGCTAAACAACAAAAAGCATTTGATGTTGCTCAGGGCTTGAGTGCTATGGGTGTACCTGAAGAGGTATCAGAGCAGATAGCTTTCATGCCAGAAAGCCAACAGAATATGTTCTTAAAGCAATTCTTTGGCTCAGAAGCATTTGGTGCTGCACAAGGCGGTCAAACAGGTCAGCTTGAAGAAGGCATGCAGACCCTGGAGGGCGCTGCGCAGGTCCCTGGCCAAACGGACCAGTTAGAACAGTTATTAGGTCCTCAGCGCGAACCTGTTAGGGAAGAGGCTCCTATTGGAGCACAACAAGCACCAGCAGAAGAACCAGATTACACCGAGATTACAAAGCAGATTCAAGATAGGGTTAATCAACTTTCACCTGAAGATAAAGCAGCTCTTAAACAGGAAATTAAGCAGGCTCAGGCGGTTCCAGAGGGTGCTAGCAAAGAAGCCAAGCCTGGATACAGACTTCAAGCTAAGCCAACAGCAAGAAAGTCATTTCGAGAGTTGTTATCAACTCCGCGTCCCAATGCAGCAGACAATTATAAAGCTGAAGCCTTGCTCATGAGAAGAGAGTCACTTGATATGAGGAGAAGGAAAGATGCTCTTGCGGAACAAAAAAATATCGATATTAAGACTAAGAAGTTTTATGAAGAAACGATGAGCGCTGGAAAGGCGGCAAGAGACAATGACATGAGACTTAATAAAATGTCAAAACATATTGAGTCTGGAAGAATGCCTCCGGCAGCTTTATATTCACTTCTTGAAACAGTTAATAAAGGAATATTCGGCTTTGGTATCAACTTAAAGGGAACTTTGTTGAGCAAGAAAGCTCAAAACTTTGAAAAGTTAACAGCTGACTTTGCAAAAGGAGCAAAGGATGTTTTCGGATCTCGACTGTCAACAAAAGAAGTTGAGCTTTATATGAAAAGCATTCCAAACCTATCCCAATCAGATGCTGGTAAAAAATCAGTTATTAAAAACTGGAAGATAATGAATCAGGCGGCTACCGTTCGTAAGAAGGCTATGATGGATATTATAGAAATGAACGGAGGAGAGAGACCTCCCGGACTAGGAATGCTTGTTGAAAAAAAGGTTGGTCCTAAATTAGATCAATTAGCAGATGCATTTACTGGAAAAAAGAAAAAGAAAAAAAAGTCTTCTGGAGTATTTGGAACAATATTTGGTGGAGTAGAATCAGCTAGAAAATACCTAAATCCAAGCCGTTAAAAACCTCGTGTTTTGTTCATGAAAGAGGCCGACGCAGAATTATTCTTCTGTTTCGGTTTCTTTCTCTTTTTCAGCTATTGCGTCTTCAAACAATCTCCTGAGATCGAGACAACCACCAACTCTTCTAATCTTATATTCATAAGAACGATGAACTTCGGCCTGCCTAATGTATTCTAGGTCTTCTGCACTAAGATCAGGATTTCTTTTATCCATAAAATATGCACTTGATGATACTACGATCAAAACGGTAATGAATTTTATAATTGTTTTCATTTTTTCCTGTCTTTCTTGTTGGTTATTTTAAGCATTTTCTGAACAGCTTTTATTCGTTTTTTTACATCTTTGAAAAATGAGCGAACTTTTCTCTGTACGATTTTATCGTAAACTTCATAGATACTCAGTGTGGGGAATTTCTTTCTCATCTTGTTTATTTCAATAATAGAGACGTAAGTTCTTGGTTCTTTTCTATCTCTAGCCAGAATATTACCAGAATATAGCGTTAAAACCAGCAAAAATATGTATTTCATAGTTGCCCTTTCCCTTTAGAACAAAAGATATAATCAAATCTAATCTATTAAATCTTACGAATTCGGGTCTAGGTATTAAAAAAAATAATGGCTGTGCAAGTATCTACACAGCCATTATCGGGTCCGATTAGGTTAGGTATTTAATTTAAATTAAAGTTGTATGCGTCTATCAGCTCTAACCCTATGTCTACCGCGAATGCCACCGTCTGGTGCTACTTGAGTATTTTGGACTTCTATTTCTAGCGGTGGTTCTCCTGCATCGTCGTCGTCCACTCTGCGCATTTCCATACGCCTTGTAGCTGGTCTAGGAGTTGTTTTCTTACCAAATAACCATCTGAATGTTTTTACAGCAGCTACCCCTGAAAGGCATATTCCGGCTGGAATAGCAATTCCTGGATTAGCAAGAGCAAATGTATAAGCGCTATATAGTCCAAGTGCGCCTATAGTTGTAGCTCCAAGTGTAAATAACTTACTTGAAAGAATTGTATTCAAGGCTCTGTTTGCTGCGACCGTTAAGCCAGTTTTAATGTAACTATCGGATGTTACTGCAATCCTTGTTTTGAACTCTCCATTTTCATAGTCTGACGTTGCACTGTATTTTTGAGCGAATCCTGCTGTACTTATTCCAAGCATCAAAGTCAACAATATAGTTTTTTTAAGTGTTTCCATTTTAATCCCCCCGAATTAATTAGTTATTAAAGTTACTTATTTTCCTTAGTATATGCTTCTGTTGTGTTGTCGTTAGTTTGTTCACGATCATCAGCATATGCTTCTGTTATATAGTCATTAGTTTGTTCATAATCATCGTCGTACTCATAGTCATCGTCATAGCTGCGTCGATTTCTCTTTTTTCTTCTACGTTGACGTTGACGTTCCATTCTCTTCATGAGCTTTTTATGCTTTTTTTCTCGTCGTTTCATTTTTTTGGTTAATGCATCTACTTCATCTTTAAGCTCATTTTCGTATTGAACTTTAGCTAGATCAACACCTGAGATCTTTTTTGTTACATACCTTGTTCCGGCAGCAATCAAATGTGGTGCAACTACGGCAGCAACAGGTCCTACTCCAAAAGGAAGTAAAGATGATGCGGCTATTGCTCCAACACCTGCAAGTGAAGGAAGCATGCTTGCTCCTGTTGAAGCAATACTTGAATACCATGATTCAGGTTCTTTTGCTTCAACGACCTTTGCTCCAAATCCAATGGCATTAACAATGTTTGATGCCCATGAACCGCCTGAACCCTTCTCGCAAGGAGCAGACTTTGCTTGTCCGAATATAACTGTCAACAACGCTACGAATAATAATGTTTTCTTTAAGTTTTCCATGATGACCCTTTCCATTGGCACCCCCCAAGGGCGCGATTAAAATATAACCTCTTACTATATATAGTATAGCATTGCCTATGATTCTTGTCAACATTTATTTAAAATATTATCAAGGTGTCGTTTTTGCCCTATTTATGGTGCTTTTTGAGTGGTGTTTTTGATTTGCACAGTTAATTAATACGTCTCATTTTCAAAAAGCACCATAAAAGGGTTGTTTTTAGCTTTTATTTCTGTTATCTAGTCTTTTTTCATATTCCATGACCTCAGAAAGGCGTTTAAGTAGGTATTTCGTGATAGTTTGATGGTATCTTGACGCTATTCTACGAATTTCTTGCACTAGAGATGCTGGTAGGTCTACGGATAATCGTTCTCTACCGGGCCTTACATATGGCTTTTTGCCTGTTTTATGCTCATTTATTCTACTGGGCGATATAAACAAGTGTTTCGGATTAGTACATAGTTTGTTTTCGCAGCTTTTATGTATGTACTGATTTGTGGGTATTTTGCCATATTCAGCCATCCATGCAGCGCGATGAGCGCCAACGACTATACCTTCAATTAGAATACGAGGTGAAGTAGTCTTATTCTTCACAGAGCCACTCCACCCGTAACAGTCCGCAACTGGGTTATCAGTTGAGATAATCCTAAAATTATTGAGTTTTGCGAGTATTTTGTCTCTACGCTCCTTTGTAATATTCACTATTAATCCTTATCCAAATAGCTGTTTAAGGAAAAGCCCTGCACTGGCATATCCGCCTACTAAGACAGCTTTGGCCGCTATAGGATTTTGCAATACAACGAGTGCACCTATTCCTAGCCCAGCACCTATAAGTAGCTTGAAAAGCGTCCAAGAAGCCCTTTTGAGCAAAGGATGATGCCTTACCGGCGGTGTATGACTAGAGAATTTTCTATAGTTCTCTATTCGTCTACGTTCTCTTTCAGCTTCTCTTCGCGTAATTGGTCTGGTTTGACCACTATCATTAGCACAAACAGTAGGTACAGAAGTACCTCTTCGAGCTACCAAATTACCTGTTACAACCCCCATGCAGCAACAAAAAGCAATCATTTTCATTAGTTTATTCATCATTTTTCCCTTCTCTTACCCCTATTTCCCAATAATAACTTAAAAAACATATCAATAATAACGCCTATCGTTACCATTTCTATTGATATAATCATACCATTGTATATTGCTCTTGTCAACTAAAGATTTAAAGCTTTAGTATAAGCTCTAGATCGTCTGTTAGTGTGAAATAGATAATAAAATTTTTACTAATAACAAGGAGGAAGTGATGGCAGTTAATAAGAAAAGGAATCTTAGATACAATGTCTTCAATCCTGATCAACTCGAAGGCATCTATCAATCGCCTATTATTTCAGATACAAGGGGTCCTACAACTGCGGATACGTCCGATATGGGTGCAATTTGGATAGATACTAGCGCCAACCAGGCATATATATTGGTAAATATCACAGCTAATGTCGCTACATGGCAGGTTCTTTCTGATATTCCAACAGCTGGAACAAACGGTCAGCTATGGATAGGTTCAACAGGAGCTGATCCAGCTTGGGCCAATTTAACGTCTACTGGCGGCTCAGTAACAATTACAAACGGTGCAAGCACAATCAACCTTGAAGCAGCCGGTGTCGCAGCTCTTACATCCCTTGATGGTGATGCTGGAACGGCTACTCCTATTGCTGGCGTTATTACTGTAGTTGGTGGAGTAAATATGAATACGGTTGGTGCCGGTGGCAATATGACAGTTAACCTTGATAACAGCCCGTCTGTTGCTGGTTCTCTAACTGCTGCAATTGATTTCACCATGACGGCTGGAATATGCACAATTACCTCTACAAACGATGCGGCCGATGATATCTATCTTCATGCAAATGGTGGTACTTCTGAAACAATTCACCTTTATGCTGACCAAGGAACAGGTACAGACTCTGTTCATCTTGAATCAGATGATGGCGGTATAACCATTGATGGTGGTCTTGCAGCAGCCAATGCAGTTATAATTGATGCATCAGATGCTGCCGGAGGTATTGATATTGATGCAGGAACTGGTGGTATAAGCGTTGTAACTGCAAATGGAGCAATAAGCGTCGAATCTGGAACCGCTGCTATTAGTGTTGGTGCAGACGCTGCTGCTCATACTGTAACAATTGGTTCTACAACAGGAGGTGCAGCTACAGTTGTACAGTCAGGTACAGGAGATGTAACTGTAACGTCATCTGATGCTGTACTAGTTGATGCAACTGGAGTGCTAGAGCTTAACTCTTCAGCTGGAGTTATAGGAATTGGTAGCGATGCAGATGCTCAAAATATCAACATTGGTACAGGCGCTGCAGCTAGAACAATAACAATTGGTAATGGAACAGCCGCTACTGCAGTTGACATTAACTGTGGTACTGGTGATGTCACCGTAGGTACTAACGCAACTGCACACACAGTTACCGTAGGTTCAACAAACACAACTTCAAATGTAATAGTTCAATCAGGAACTGGTGGAATACAGGTTACCAGTGGTGGCACATATGCAATGGATGCAACTGATGCTGTAACTATAGAATCTTCAGCTGGAACAATAGGTATTGGTGTTGATGCTGTAGCTCAAAACATCAATATTGGTACAGGTGCTGCAGCTCGTACGATTACAATGGGTAATGCAACAGGTGCAACCTCTGTGGTACTTGACGCTGGTACTGGTGCTGTAGAGATTGGGTCAAACGCTATAGCTCATGCTACAACGGTTGGTTCTCTTACAGGTGCATCAGCTACAACTTTACAGGCCGGAACAGGCGCCGTCACAATTGATGGTCTTGGTGTTATTGATATAGATGCAGCTGGTGCCATAGGTATTAACTCTGATGGTGGCGCAATCAACATAGGTACTGATGCAGATGCTCAAGCTGTTAACATTGGTACCGGTGCGGCAGCTCGTCCAGTAACCGTTGGCTCAACAAACACAACATCTGCAACAATAGTTCAGTCTGGTACAGGCGGTATCTCTCTAGAAGCTGCAGGCATCGTTGATGTTGTTCCTGCTACTGACTCTCAAGCTGCAGCTACTTCAACTGTAAACGCTAACGTCGGCGTAAGTACTTTCACTGGTTTAACAACTGCCTCTGCAGCAACACAGGTGTTCACAATTACCAACTCAGTATGCACAGTCGGTAGTGGGATATTAGTTAGTGCAAGTAACCTCGGTGCTAACGATGCTCAGATGTCCGTCACAAGAGTAACTCCTGGCGCCGGATCGTTTACAGTCACATTAACCAATAATGGCGCTGCAGCGCTAAACGGGGATGTTTTGATTACCTTCTGGATCCTAGCAGCCTGAGTAAACTACCCTTAATTTTTAAAAGGTGATAGACTCATGCGTAAGTTCAAGTTTATTTATTAGGAGTTACGCATGAGTCTAGAAACAGAGCGAGTATGTAAAGTGTGCAAAAAGGTTAGGTCGATAGAGAGCTTTCCTTTTTGCAGTAGTTCAAAAAGACAAAAAAGACGCCGGGTTTGTCATGAGTGTAATTATGGAAATAGAGTACATTTTCATGAGTCATCATCTAAAGAAGATGTTTTGGAAAACTTAAAGCGAAGGCTTATGTCAAAAGTAGAAAAAACAGAAGGATGTTGGGGTTGGAACGGCTTTATACGTCCAGATGGATATACAAGGATTACATATGGCGCTCGTGGTAAAAGTATAGGAGGGCATGTGGCTTCGTGGATGATACACAATAAGCAGGTAGAAGTTCCAAAGCTTAATGTATTGCATTCCTGCGACGTCAGGCACTGCGTAAATCCGAAACACCTGTTCCTTGGTACCTATAGCGACAATATGATAGATATGGTTCTTAAAAAAAGACATCCAGGTATAAAGCTAACTGTTGCTCAAGTTAGAATAATTAAGGAAAAGCTAAATGATGGTGTCACTTGCGCGCGATTGTCTAGGGATTTTAACGTTCACTGGGTAACTATTGATGATATTAAGAAGGAGAGAACATGGAAGCATGTTGCAAGCCCTGGCATCGATGACAAGTAAAGTGCTACAATAAAAAAGATAGTATTTCTTAACCTTTAAGGAGAACGATGAGCGAAGATACGAAGAAGCAAGAAGAAGCAAATCAGAAAGAGAAATTTCCAGAAATGAAGACTGTTGTTTCAAATAATATGGTAATAACCGTTGATGGAACAGAAGGTAGAAAATTTACATTTTCAATGCCTTTTAATACCCCTCTTAAGGAGTGTTATGATGCAGCTGTTAATGCAGCCAATGAAATAGCACGTCTTTTTTCAGAGGCAGTTGAAAAGCAAAAAGAAGAAGCGCTAAAGAAAGCTGAAAAAGAAGCCGATAGTAAAGAAGCTAAATAATCACTTTGGACTCATTGCGCAGTGTTGTTCTCCATGCACGCTGCGCAATGAGTAAAAAATAAGGAGGGATGATGGCAATATCTCAAGCGATAAGATTGGTTCCTGAAGCAGCTCGATCGCTAGCTTTTGGATCTGTCGCAGCTGGATATACAGGGGTGGGTACAGCTATAAGTAATCCAGCTAGAATTCTTCACATACAAAATTTAACAGATGTAGTTTTGATGTTTTCATACGACGGAGTCGATGATCACTTTCCACTAGCCTCAAATGCATATCTTTTATTGGATATTACGGCTAATAAATCTAGGGATCAGGGTTTTTACCTTGCAGAAGGAACTAGAATATACGTAAAACAGGATGGTATTCCTGCAAGTGGTTCTGTTTACGTAACTGTATATTACGGGGCAACTGAATAAAAGGAATATGATATGGCTTATGGCAAAAGAGTAGCCTTTGAGGAAATAAGGGAAGCTGACTTTGGCGACATTGGAGCTGCTTATGCAGCAGTTGGTACTGCAACTTCTGATATGGCACGACTTATAGGAATAACAAATAATACAGATGATGAGGTATATATTTCATTTGATGGATTAACTGATCACCTAAGAGTAGCTGCAACTAGTTTTAAATTACTTGATTTAACGACAAATGAAATTAGCAAAGGATTGTTGTTAAAAAAAGGCACAATCTTTTACGCAAGAAGAGTTTCTGGAGCGCCGACTACTGGTTCATTATGGATTGAGGTAATGTTCGCTGAAGGAGGTGTATAATGTCACAACAAGGTTCTTTATCGGCTGGTGGAATTAGTCCTGGAAACACAGCACAATGGCTTCAAACGTCAACTGGTGCTTTTGCTACTATAACTACTGTTATAAATCCTACAGGAGACGCGATTCCTCAGCAGACAGATGGAACAGAGTTGCTTACTCTGACTATAACCCCAACTAAAGCAACAAATAGATTATTTCTAACTTTTAACTGTATCACGGCTTCTGTAGAGGGAGGAGGGACGTGTATTCCATCAGTTGCGTTATTTCAAGACGCAACTGCAAATGCATTAGCGGCAGGGTTTTT